GTCTCAAAAGCGTTTTTAACAAACTGTAGACGCTCACTGTCTGTTACATAACCAGCGTCATTGAACGCTTTAATAACCCCTTTGGACGCAATATCCGTAATGTCGGCGTCGTCCAGTAGCGGCTTGAAGAAGTCGAATATAATCTTGTCTGACGGGCGTGAGCCGTCATCAATATAGAAGGTGTCAAGGAACGAAGCGAAGAGCAGGAAGTTGCCTAGCTCCGCTTTTACAACGTTTTGGTTAATGTTTACCGAAGTTTGCGTAAGTACGTTTAGCTGCTCAAACTTAGCAGATAACGCATTAACAAGCTCGACAGACCCTAACTTCACGCAAAGTCCTCCCGAATTTTGAATTTGAGTTTATCGAACAATGTCTCACGGACACCGCTGCTTCTAACAACCTCAATCTCACCTTCGTAAGTACCAGCATCTACCTCTAGGTCTCCAACGCTCCACTGGAGTACAGCGACACCTGTGTCTGCCGTCTCAGGGTTAATGAAGAACTGTCTGGAAAACAGAACGCTTTCAGCGCCCGCTTCTCTGAAGTGCAAAGTAACTGTAGCACTGGTCAAGTCGACCGGTGCGTTATCATCTTCGTTCGTAAGGGTTACACGAATCTGTGGACCGGTATCTCCTTGAACGTATTTAAATATCTGTGCCATTAAATCCCCCTGCGAACGCTGGCTTTGTCAAACCCAACCATCTTGGCTCGAAGACTAGCGCCGCGTGTGTCACGGCCTTTAGCGTCGGTGGCGTGCTTGTAGAATTCGGACTTGTAGTAAGCCGCAAGGTCAGGGTTGGTCCATTCTTTGCCGGGGATTATCGCTAAGCGAAATATAGCCCCACAAGCGATTGAGCGACCATATGATTCAAAGATAAAGTCCTCCACGCCTGTAGCTGACAAAGATGGTTTAATTACACCGGTGCCCTCGAACTCGTACTTGCCGTCGGGGGTTGGGTAAAACCTAATCTGAGAGTCTTGGTAGATACTAAAAGACATGGGACGCCCGTTGGCTACGCCGCTGGGCAGGTCGAAATGACGGTCTGACACACGGTTTACCGCTGTCCCGTTTATATAAAGGACTAAAATGTCCTCCAAAACAGAACGAGTGGGCACCTCGACTTCGTACTCAGAAGTATTTCTACTCGTGTAGTCCTTATCAATGTCATAACGCCATATCTGACTGACCGCACAAAACTCAGCTGCCGCTTCTTGCAAATGAGTTTCGATGATTATTTCCGGGCAGCCCGGAAGCAGGGGCTGTATATACGGAAGAAAACTAGCCCATGCTACTGCCATACTATGTCACCGAACTCATGTTAGAGGGCGATACCGCCGAATCTACTTGGTTTTTGGTAGCCAGCGCTGCGTTAAACGCACCGTAAGCCGCCTGCGCACGCTGCTCGTTCGCACCGTATTCAGCGTCTTTCGAGTACGCTCTGTACAGAATCCAGTCTATCATCGGGGACATGTAAATGTCGTCCAGTAGAATGGTTGTCGCATCAGTACCTGCCGGGTCGAGTTGAGCTTCTGTCAACGTAGTTGCTCCCGGAGAATCCGTGTAAACAACTTCGATCTCAGCGGCTGTTGTGGCCGGTGGGTAGACAAAGAACTCTTTCGGCTGACGAGGGTCAAACGTATAGTGCTGGATAGATGTCGTACCAGTCTCAGCGTGCCATGCAGGTCGCTGATCGTCCAGAACACTACGAGCAACAAGGCGAATAACCTTGTACCCTGAGTTGGTGGCTAAGTTTCGTGTCACATCCAGCAAGCGGAGACTAGACGGGAACTCAGCTGTGAGAACCTGCCGTGTACCTGCTGCGCAAGTGAATGAGCCTGTTTTGGCGTTAGCGTCAGGACGTGCAAGAGTAATGGCGAGGTAAGACTCGTTCATCCAGTTCTGCAATTCCGTACGCGGCCACCGAATATTGGTGTCCTGTAGGACATCCTCTACCCGTCTGATAATGTCCGTGACTTTTACGGTAGACATCCGTTACCCCCTATTCGCTAGATTTGGGTGCAGCGGCAGCTTTAGCTGTCTTCGACTTAGTATTCTTAGCTTTAGGTGCGGGAGCGGGCTTAGCATTCTTAGCCATCTCTTCGCCTTCGGCAGTTAGAACCATCTTGTCGCCGATTACTTGGGCTACAACCACGCGTGAACCGTCGACCTTAGCTACTGCCTTATTGGCAACAACCTCAGCGTCTACGGCGTTTATAAGATCAAATACATCCATAATAACCTCCAAAGTTATAAGAAGGGGGGCGAACCCCCCCTCAAAGGGCTATTAAGATGCCGCGCCTACAATCGTAGTAATCAAAGCCTCAGGCTTGATGACCTTGCGGCCATAAACGGCTAGGCCACGAACGATGTCGCCAAAGTCCGTTTGATTACGAAGAGGTTCAGTTTTGCTGATCTGCGATGCGAATGCACAAGATGCTTTCGTACCAGCTACCATCATGCGACGGTTCTTAGCGTTAGTTACGGTAGCACCGCCTGAAGTGGCAGCTAGACCCGGAACCAATGCTTTACCCGCAGCGCCTTTAGGCAGAAGGTTAGAAACATAAACTTCGAAGCGATCCAACATACCGATCTTACCAGTACGGATGGTGCTTGAAGCATCTCCTGTGAAGTACGCCTGAGCGATGTCAGTTTGCATGAGCAGCTGGCGGTCGAATGGCGAAAGGATCAACCAACGGCCATCTTCAGGAACGTTCTGCTCGTCAAGAGCAGCTGACATACGAAGGATCGAATCCAGTACGTTCTTTGGAGTAGCTTGGTCGATTGGAGCAACGTCAGTACCGAGGTTGTACTCGCCAGACAAAGCACCGGCAGTGCCGCCTGCGTTATCAGCGTGTGCGCCTTCAGTAACGAACCAGTTAAAGAAACATTCGTTTTCGATGTTGATCTTCAACTGCTTAGCAGCGTCATCGGTGAACATGTTCATCAAGTCCATATCGGCTTGGTGAGCAAGTACGTCGTTGACCTGTACGCTGAAGTATTTACCCTTGTTGATCTGCATATCTAGGTAGATAGGTGCAGGAACTTCAGAGGTAAGAGTTGTACCAGCGCCAGCATAATCATTAATTGTGATTGATGGTGCGGTACGGATGCGAATAGTGTCGCCCTGATTTTTGATCTCGCCTTCCCAATCGGTATTGGCAATTTCAGTCATCATGGTGTTCGCGTAGAACTTAGCATTAAGTTTGTTAGACCACAGTTGTGGAATGAAACCGCCAGAGTAAGACGGGTTTGTGTCGAATGATCCTGATCCGACGACGGGGAATACAGCAGCCATAATGGCCTCCTATTAGTTTAGTTGGTTACTAACAGCTGCTTACCCGTTAACACATATACTATCGTACACGGCCTTCGAGATACGCAGTTGTTATTTCTGCTTCAAGTTTTTGGGCCTCGTCGTACTTATGCCGCGTGTTCAAAGTGCGTATCTTGTTCCAAGCTGTTGCAATTTCCCTTTCGGAGTAAACCTTAACATCTTTTCCCACGCTCTTCGTATTAGCGGAATTCGCTGAACGATTCGGCGCGACCTGTTTCTCGAGTTCGGCTTGGCGAGTCTGACGCTCCTGCGGTACTTCCGGCGCTAGGGTTTCCTTCCACAGCTTCACATAATGTGCTACTGCTTCAGCGTCCCCTGAACTAAACGCCTGTGCCGCCTGATCTCTGCGAGGTCCGCGAAGCATGGGGTCATGCTCGTTTAGCCACGCAATCCAACGTTCGTCGTTGTCGATGCTTGCAAAATCAGGAACTAGCGCTGCTAATTTCTGAGAAAAGCTCATCTCTCCAACCTGATTACCGGTTTGCTTCAGTTGTTTCTGAAGCTGCGCGATAACTTCACTTTGTTGCTCAAATCGTTCCTCGTATTCTTGAGAAACTTCCTGCGCAACACGACGTTGAACGTCAATCAGTTCTTCACCAAATTCGGCTCGATCTTCATCGGTCACATAACTGACTTTCTCCTTCGACTTTGTCGGCTCTTTGGGCTGTGCTGCTAAAGTCTCAGTGAGATCGTTTAGCTTAGCCGTTAAGTCCTTAACTTGCGAATGCAAGCGTGGGACTTCAGCGTCGTACTTACCCCGTAAGGTTTTGTACTTTTGCTCAAATTCGTCCGCTACGTCCGTCGGTGACGTGTCAGCTGGCTCTGCTTCTACCGGTTCAAGTGCTACTTCCGCTTCGACTGGTACTTCTGCCTCGGTATCCTCAGGTTTTACCTCTGAAACTTTAGGCTCTTTTGCCTTCTTTTTCTTTGGTTCTTCCGTTTGGGCTGTTAGCGTTTTCTCTAGTTCTTCCACTTCAGCAAGCTGAGCTTGCACCTGTTTTGGCAATGCCATTTTTTTCTCCTTAAAGCACCAACTCTGTTCCTAGCGTCCCGTGGGTATGCTGTTCCCGTTATGGTGTGCTTCTCGTATTTTGCGCATATGCGCGGTTTTCTACCTTGGCTGCGTCTTTCGCAGCTTCCAGTAAATCTGCAAATGCTTCCGCTCGTCCTTGCAACCGGTGGACTTGTACCATGTCGGCTGCGTGTACTAGCTTCAGCTTGGCGGTCTCTAACTCCGCCTCGAGTAACCTGAGTAGTGCTTCATTGCCGGGTTCTCGAAACCTCATAAGGGCTTTGACGGCTTGGGTATCGGCACTATTCAAATCAATCATAGTTTAAAAGTATAGCATATGTGTCAACGTGTCAACAGATAGACTCGTTAACGTCCATTTGGGCGCGGGCTTATAAAGTTACCTTCCCGCCCACCTTGTTGGCTTCCATCTTCCTGCAAATTAGCCGCTTCTTGAGCTTGCTGCTGCATCATCATCTGCTGTTGCATCATTTGCTGTTGCTGTTGCTTCTTTTCAATATCTTCTCGAGAAGGGACAAGACGGTCAACATTGGCGTTAAGATTACCGGCCAAATCCCGCATGAGTTCAGCCGTACCCGTGTGTCCAACAATTTCTTGCGCAACCGGACTTTCCAATACAAGGCGGAGGAACTCATTTTTACGTACAGCCTCAGCCTCTTTGACGACAAGCGACATCGCGCCTCGTGCCATAATTTGTACATCACCAATCAAATCCGGGTCTTCCGAGTACCTTAGGTTTCTCTGGTACTGGCGCTCGAGCATAGGTGTAATCACATCGTGGTCAACGTTACCGATAACCTGCTTTATGCTCTTGCCTGCATTAGAAATAAGCATGGACAGACCGGACGACGTACGTCCTGCGCCCGGCACATGCTGGCCTGTCATATAACGAGGGATACCTGACACTTCGTCCGCAAGTTCCATGAACTTCTCGAACACAGCCATAAGCTCGCCTGCGTTAGAATTAGGTTGGAAGAACTGCATAGGGGCAGACGCATCGCCGTATTCGGACGACTTAAACTGCCATATCTTCCAAGGATACATCTGAGTAATGTCTTCACCTGCTGGGAGACGACTTACGTTTACGCCGACCTGTGGGCCAGATGAGATGCCCATATTGTTCGCTAGTGCACGTGCTGCCGCGTTGCACATATTCTGCGCGTCAATACAAAGGTCAGCTACCCCGTTTCCGTCGATACGTCCGGGGACTTTCTCGAAAGAAGTGAGGTAATAGGGTTTACGCCCAATAGGGTCGTAATTTAGGACAGCTTTAACAATCGTGTTGTTAATCATCCAAACTTCACAAGGGTACGACTTATGAGGGTCGTCTACCTCTTCTTCGGACATGCCCCATTCTAACAGTACCTTGCCGGGTATAGAGTCCCACAACTGCAACGCAGCAATGAGGTCAGAACTTGCGTCATCAAAATCTTTGTCGGTTACAGACTCCATCTCACTGTCGTAGTGTTCTAACCATTCAAACCCGCCTGCGCCAAAATCGGCGAGGAGCGTACGTATGGCAGCTTCATCGTAACCTTCAACACCTAGCATCGCCTCAAGGTCTTCACGTGTTAAATGGTGAAGCTCCATGATTGGCATGTTTTGGATGTCATCGCCCCAAGGAGCGTAGTAGAACTTATAAGGGTCAACGCGTTCCCACTCGTCACGTAATACATCAACAGCGGCTAAGCCGCCGTCCATGAACTTCATGGCTTTGCGTTTGCGGGGGATCGGACCTTTAATAACAGCGAACGGGAATGTCGCTAGATCGTTCGTGAATTCGTAGAGAGCTTTTACCCAGCCGCCCTCTGCAAGCTGGTCTTCCATTTTCAATTCCATGCGCTCAACGCGCTTCTCCGCCTCGTGCTTCATAGCCCGTGTAGCAGTATCTTTCATACCGCCCGCTAGGCTTTTTAGCTCCATAGGGTCGATAGGCTCGTTACCCGCAGCGTAGTACTGCTGTAGGTTCATCTGCATAATACGTTGTAGGTTTGCTTCAACGTCAGGTGGAACTTCGGGAATTGGTGTGGCTGAAATGGACCAAGGCTTGTCAGCCCCGGTACCTAGAAGTGTATCGCGCAACCATGCAGTAGCAGTCCTGCACTTAGTGCTAACAATACCCATAAAGATTTCAGAGCCGCCTTGTTCACGTATCTCTGCCATCTTCTCTGGGTCATATTCCATGTTCCTTGCACGTACGCACCTCGACAACCGATCTTCGATTGTGTCGCGCTTATGATCTCGCATCACTTCCCACCTACGGCGGACATGCGCTGCAAGACCCTGTACCATAGGGGTCATCTGCGTTTGAGCAGACTCTCTCTGTGCGGCGGCCTCTAGGTCAGAGGCACGCGCAACGGGAATAAGTTGCGAACCTAGTGCCATTAAATATTATCTCACATGTGCGATACTATGGACACCATAGCGTTTATCTGCTAACAGGTCAACAC